GTCATTATCTATATCCTGCTGTTTTCTTTGCAATACGTTTTGGCTGTGCCACGAACTGCCTGCCTGCCGACTTCCCTGCGCGTTTAGCCTTGGTTGTGGCTGCATACTCCGCAGGGCTTAATGCCTTTATAGCCTTTTCTGGCAAGTACCGCTCCCCCGTCTCCGAAGATTTCTTGCCTGACTTGGTACGCCACTTCTGGTCTCCCCAGTCTTTCAAAGATTTTTGCGGTGCTTTCAATCTTTATATCCCCCGCCAGCAGCTTTATATTTCTTTGCTACTAGCTGCGCTTTACGGGCTGACCATTGGCCTGCTCCTGTGCCGTGCGTAGCTGCGGCTTTAACTTGGGACACAATCCTCTTGCGCAATTCAGGCTTAGTGTAGTTTCCAGCGGCATTTACCTTGCCCCCTTCAGCATACATCGTAAACTCGTCACCGTCTTTGCGACGAGCCTTTTTACCCCCGGGCATCTTTGAGGGCATAATCGCACCCATACCACGAGAGGCTCTCATTAGATCATCCGTCCTTTTGTTTTGCCTTTTACAGCACAACCATCAGCACGACGTGAAGCGGAAGACACCGAACCGCCTTTAGCCATTTTAACAGCCCCGCCCTTGCGCCCACCAATAGGCTCAGCAAAACTTGAAGGGGTAGTACCTACACGCCCGCTACCAAGTTTCTTTACCAAGTCACCAATAGCGTCGTTCGATGTACGTTTGCTGGGTTTGCTTTCAACTTCGGGTGCTGTCTCTTTAATCTTCTTGCGGTCGGCAACGGGGAAAGCTTTAGCTTCTGGGTTTTTGCTGTAATCACGATACTGGTCAACGATGCTCGGGCTATCGTACTTTTCCGAAGCCATACGCGAACGCATAGCCGCGTCGCTACCGCCCTTAATCACTTTCCCACGCAGACCAAGATCAACATCGGCCTGAGTTAAACCGGCGTCAATGTCAGCTTGTGTAATCTTTCGCATAACCTTCTCCTAGCACATACCGCCGGATTTCATAGCGATCATTTTGCCTTTGGTTTTGCCTTTAGTAGCGCATCCGTCAGCACGACTAGAAGCGGAACCGCCATTAGCCATTTTGGTCATGCCACCACTCTTGGCTGCAAACGCAGGAACCTTCTTGCCGTCTTTCATAACCATAGGCATGCCGCCTTTCTTAAGTTTGGTCATGTCAGTCTTTTTGCCGCCGTGCATTTGTTTGTCATGCATACCAACAGCTTTTTTAACCATTGATTTGTCTTGTTTCATGTCGTTTTTCATAGCACCACCTTCTTTAAAAGTTTGACCTTTGCTGGCCTCGGAATACTCTTTTGCTACTTTAACTGGCACACCAACCTTCTTAGCGAACGCAGGGTTGTGCGCCGCAGCATCCATAAGCTTCTTTTGTTTTAAGCTGGTGGACGGCATATCAACCTCGGAAATATCCGACTACGAAACCCACAGCACCCGTTACGGTCGTTGCAATACTACCAATCCAAATTAATGTTTTCCAGCCGCCTTCAGCTTTATCGAGCTTCTGGTTAATAGCGTCTATCGTAGTCTTCATAGCATTAAGCTCTTGAAGAACTTGATCCATATCAGACTGGATATGTTTGATTTCATTAGCGTGGGTGGCTAACTCACGGGCTGTTTGCACGGGATCTTCCATTTCAACATTTCCATCTTTTCAAACTAGCTGCTTTTCTGGTTGGACGACCTTTCTCGTCTTTCATCGGGCCGGGCATACCGCTCATGCGGGCGCAGAATGACTTCTTGCGTGGGCCACCTTCGGGCTGTGGAGCCTTTAGATTAGACCCAGTTGCAGCGTTGTACTTGGCACGACCTTTGGCAGTTAAACCAGCCCCCTTAGAGACGGGAAGCTTTTCGCCGCGACCGACTGCTAGGGAGGGGTTCTTCTTAGCCATAGAACACCGTGGCAGTTGCGCTAGACAGCGTAACGTGAATGTCCGTACGGCAGAGAATACCTTCACCGGGAACAATAACGTTGACTGTACCAGCCGCCGCAGGAGCCGTATAAGAGAAGACTGTGGTTCCACTAGCACCTCCGTCTTTGATGACGACTGTGCCGCCTGTAGCGAACGCCACAAGCACGCCTTTTAGACGAGCTGACGCTGCGTAGGCAGTGCCTGTAGTGGTGCGCTCGGCTGCTTTTACATCTGTCTGCATAGCCATAATTAGCTCCTACTGTTCTTGCGTTTCTTCTGGCGCTTCTAAGCGATTGATAAGCATTTGATAGGCTGCAATTGTTGCTTTTGATTGAAGGAGGAAAACCTCAGCCTTCCCCGCCTCTTTCTGCAACTCAGCAATCTCTGCTTCCAGAAATTCCTTGGTAATCTGCATTATGTATTCGTTGTAGTCAACATAATGTAGTAAGCAGTACCAGCGCTGTCCACAATCTTCAATGAGTTTGTAGCAGCACCCTGCGTATTTGCCGTTACCATCGCAGAAGGGACATTAAACAAGTTAGCAACCGTACCTGTTCCGCTATTTGTGAAACGAATGAACGATGCGTTAGTCCAAGTGCCGCCAGACGCAAAATCAGAGTCAGCTTGAATAGCTGCGATTGTGCCGCCGGGGTTTGTAGAGGTGCCGCCCAATGTAGCGCGAAGCGCGTTACCCGCACCAGAAATAGTGCCCGAGCCATTAATTGACAAGCTAACGTGAGCACCGTTAATTGTGCCGCCTGTTGCGCCGCCTGCGCCCGTTACTCGGGTCAAGGCGCGGATTGTTTCACCGGAGCCTGTCGAAGTAAACGTCAAACGGGAGTAATTTAAGCGTGTATCGCCGGTTGTAGCCGAAGATGTTGCGTAGGCGGAGTCAATATTTTGAGCTGTAGTTACAACGATAGGGTCTGTAACTGTGCCCGAAACAAAACCGTTAAGCGATTTTACTGGGCCGCTGAATGTGGTCAATGCCATGATAATTCCTTGTATATGCAGTACTTCGCTCTACTGTCTCTGCATCGTCCGCTGGGGCGGTCAGTAAAGCTGGAGGTTCCCAGATTTCTTTAATAATAACCTATACAACAATAAATGCAAGCAATAAAAAACCCCGCTTTTTGGGCGGGGCTAAAAAATCAAGGGCGGTTCTTAGGGTACTCGTTTAAGCACAACGACCTTTAGCTGTGCGCCCCTTGATTTTTACTTAGGCACCGGCAGAGCCGAACATGCCGAGGGGATCAGACCAGCCAAACGAATAACGCTCGCGAGCCTTGTAACGGACGTTACCTGTGTCGAAGTCCCCGTCCATACCTGTACTCATAGGTGAACGAACGAAGTGCTTCAAACCGTTAGGCACGTCAGTTGTCAAGAACCAAGCATTGGTGTCGGTCAAGAAGTGGTTAATTGCGTAACCTTCTGGAATCGAACCGTTGTTCTCGATTGCGTTGATGTCGTTGTCAGCTGTACCAACACGCAGTTTTGTTTCGAGCAAACGAGTTGCAACGAACTGAAGTGCGGGAGGGATAATCAACTTACGGGGGCGAGCGGAGATCAACAGACCACGTTCGTCAGTCCATGCAGCGATTTGAATAACGGCATTCTCAAGAGAAGTTTCGTTCAAATCAGCAGGTGTGCTGGGAATGTTGCTGTTTGTGCCACCACCAACCAGAGGGTGAGCATTGCTGAAAAGAGCAACGCCGTCGCCACCAACATAGCTGGCGCTAAAACCGTTGTTCAACACAGCAGCAGCTTTAACCTGCTTGGTGTAGGACATAGCACGAGCCAAACCTTTTGTGTAACGAGCAGACAAGCTGTCGTACAGGTTATCTTCGACTGCTTCTTCTGTAATAGAGAAGCCAAGTGCAATCGTCTCGTGTGTGTAACGAGCTGTGAAAGCTTCCTGTGCGTTGTCGTATGCGATTGCAGAACCTTCGTTCTTAACAGGCGCAGCTGAGAAGCCAGACAGCTTTGTTTCTTCTTCAAAAGAACGCTCGGAGGTCTCTGTTTCATAGATCTCTTTGTGCTCTTCGCCGTAACGCTTGTATTCCAAACCGAACAAAGCGTTCAAACCGGGGAGAAGTTCTTTAAGTAGTTGTGCGCGTGAAATAGCCATTTATGTGCTCCTTAAACGCCAACGGCGGTTTCATAAGCATGCATACCGAAGTTGAACTTTACGATCACTTCAGGATACAAGGTGTTGCCGCCAGAGATATAGGCGGTATCAGGCACAACATCAACGATGCGGATAGTCAGCGTAGCTGTATCAGCGGTCGAATCAAGAAGTGCAACTTGTGAATTACCGGCATTGGTAATAGTGGTGTTGTTTACGATTGTGGCGTTGTTGCCAACAGACGTATATTGAACACCAGTCACAACAGTCGTGCCAGAAACCACAGCGACTTGGAACAATGCATCTGGATCATCACAGACATAAGCTGTAATGTAGCCGGAAGTCACTGTTGTGCCGCCAACAAAGTTTTGCTGGAATTGCAGTTGACCGGTACTTGGGTTAATGAACTCACAACCAAGAAACACGCCAGCGAAGCCGCCAGTGGGTTTAGAGGTTGTAGCAGCCGAACGCTCAACAGTACCGTCAGTCGCACGGATAAGTAGATCACCGTAACCAATCGAAGTTGCATATGCACTAGCAATACGCATCTTACGAGTAGCACCGGCGAACACCTGACCACCGATCAGATTGATCGGCTTAAAGCCGTAAGGCTTCGAGATAGTAGGGTAAGCCATTTAAAAACTCCTAAACATTATTTGGAACCGTTTCCAAACCCGGAGCCCCGCGTCACTGAGGTTTTACGCTCATTGAAAAGAGGCATACGAGAATCGTTATTACGCATAAAGTGGTTATCGACAGATTCCATCTGATTATGCGAGGAGCGGTTGTAATACTCCTGTCGGCCCAAAACCATCTCTTCAGGTGCCTTGCATAAAATCAAGCCACCAATTTCGACGTTTCCGTTTTTATTGCCAACTACTTGCATTTCAGGATGGTCTTCAGCTCTAACCGGTACCCAACCTTCACGTCGTTTTTGCGACATGTTTGTAGGATTATCTTGTCCGTTAATCGCGGAGGCGATCCAACGAAATCGAAATCCCGGCTCGGGTGTAGGGTCTGGCAAAGCGCTTGTGGGTGTGTACACATAGCGTGTTGGATTAATTTCACGAGTATCCAGATCTCGGGGTGTTCTTGCGTTAGCCATTATTACTCTCCAATTTTAAGTACTCGCGCGCATACTGCTCGTGTGAAATGCCAAATTTATCCGCTAGGCGTGCTGCCGTTTTGGTCAATTTGACGTTCTTTTTAGCCCCCGACGAGCGGGATGCCGAAGCAACTACGGTTGCGGGCCTTCTAGCTGGCGAGCTTTTGTTTGACTTGGTGTTGCCCTCGTAAATCTCGGGAAACACTTGTTGCATGCGAGAGTCGATTCTCTCGAAGTATTCATCAGAGCGGGGATCGTACCCCGTAGCGACTAGTTTCTGGTGCAGCCCTAGTGCAAAGGCTGTAAGTTCTTCGTATCCCGGCGTTCCGAACCACTGGTTTTTAGCTTGCCAGCGCAAGGTTTTTTCGTCGAGCTGCGGGGATTCGATTTGCTGTTGTTGTGTTTGTACTACTTCGTCCGGCACTTGTAAAGGGGTTGGCCTAAAATTTCTAGCCGCTTCCAGTCGCATTTTTGCATCAGTTAAACTTTCCTGAGCTTCAAGCATAGCGTCGGAGTCATACGTCTCTTGTGCATCTTTGTATTTGCGACGAGCCATCTCAAGATCAGCTTCCGCTTTTTCTTTAAGAGTGTTGACGTGTGTAGCCGTACCTTCGTTGATGTATTGAACGTATTGTTTACGCTCCTCGATCAATTTTTGAGCAAGACGCTCAAGCTCAGCCTTTTCGCGCGCGATAGCTTCTTTGGCACGGCGCTCATCATGACGCGCATGAGTAAGCTCTTTAATACGGGCTTTAACTTTTGAGCCGTACGTTTCAAGCTCTTCGTCGGTTGGTTCGACAACTTCCCGGTCTAACGGCTTAGCAAACCTGTCACGCTCGGGAGTGTCATCTTCGATGTCTATTTCAATTTCGCTTTCACCATCAATATCAATATCAATACTGATCTCGTCTTCTGTATCTACGGGTTTACCCTGATTATCATCTTCGTCAGGGAATTTATATGTTTCCATTCCTTTCTCCTTTAAGCGCGGCTAATACCACGGGGATCTTGTACAACTGCTTCGACTTGGTCGTCGTTAATCACGCGAAACTCTTTGCCGTGAATGACCATGCGCGTTCCTGTGTAAGGGCGCGTAATAACAAAGTCGCCTTCCTTGCACCAATGCTTCCCATCGGGAAACTTCTCCGTATCGAGATAGCACAACGGGCCTTTTTTCATAACAAACAAAACAGGCGAAGTAATCTCTTCTGTTTTCTTAGTGCCGTCTGATTTAAGCAAACCGCTGTCATAAGTGTCAGCCACGTCAATCAAAGCACACAAAATTTTCCAGCCTTGGGGCTCTGGAACTTGTCTTGCCTTAGTCTCAGCGTTCTGATACTCAACATCTTCGATCGGAACGGATTTAACTTCAGGTATTACGCCGGGTGGCAGGATAAGCCCTGATTCCGGTAGTGCGATGGTTTCACTCATCGTTGTCTTCCTTTAAATGCTCAGCGAGGTCAAGTAGGTGGCGCTCTGCATAGGCTAGGCCTCGAATTACCCCGCAGAGCTCTTTGTAACTAGCAAAGTCTTGGCACTGACCATTAGCCAAATCGTCAGTAAAGTTGTTCATGTCGTCCCTCAGTTTTTTTCTGAAGGCGTCCATGAAGTCCATCGTCATCAAATCCATTAGTTTCACTCTCCTTGTGGTGGTTTGGTACTACGTTGCTCTAGCTCTCTTTCGCGGATAGCCATCTCGCTACCGATACGTATACCTTCAATTTGCTGACGCGCATCGCTCTCGCGTTGTTCGCTTGCGGCTTGTGCGCCCATCTTGATGCTCTCTAGCTCAGCTGTCATCTCAATCTGACTCTTTCTAATTGCAAGCTCTTCTGCTTTAGCTGCGGAATCGCTGCGTACTTTCTCAGTCTTTAGTTGGAGCTCTTGTTGCTTGATCTGAACTTCTTGTTGTTTGATCTGCAACTCCTGCATCTGAATCTGAAGCACTGGGTCTTGAGCGTTTTGCTGAGCTTGTTGTTGCGCAACCATGGCCTTGCTCTCGTTGAGTACCTGTGGAGCGGCTTCAGCCATGAGGCGACTGATCTGCTTCTCCATTGCTTCTGGCAACTCATCTTCTTGGCTCGGTAACGATACGCCAAGCGCGTTCTCGATCTTGTTACGGTACGCAAACCCAATGTGCTCAGCCAAGTGCGCTTGCATCGAGCCCATAATCATCTGCGCCTGTGGGTTTTGCCCAACCATTTGCTGAATAAGCGGGTCTTGCATAGCAGCCTGATGCACCTGAATATGCGCTTCGTGATCTTGATACGCAAACGCCTTGAGTGGTTTACCCACCAGCACGTTCATGTTCTCCGTCACTGGATCAACCGGCTTCTGGTCTTCCTCAAGCGGTACAAGCTTCTCTGCGTGTTTAATACCCAGAACCTCAAGCATCTGGCGATGCAGCAGAGGCATGTTGTAGATCTGCGGTGCAGTCGAGGCCAACTGGATCACAGCCTGATACTGCACAACGCGTTGGCTTAAAGTTGCAGCGTTGGGGTCGCTAACAGGTAGGATGTCTACATCGTTGTAGTCAGAGTATTTAGCCGTAGACTGGCCTTCGTCTGGCTCGTAGCTGTACTCTTCTGGTGTGTAGTCGCGAATAATGCCAGCGATTAACTGAAGCTCTTGCTTCAGTGCGTAGTGCACGCGCGCCTGAACAGCCGACATAACCTTAAGGGTGCGCTCCAAGATTGCAAGCGTCGATCCTACAGGCGCTTGGTTGGACATATCCGCTACTTTTAAGTCAGCCGTAGCTGCGAAGCGTCGTCCTTCCTCAACAATCTTATCCATGAGTCCAGCAAGTACTTGGCTAGGCTCTTTATATGGCAGGGGCAAAATGTTGTCGCGGATGTTACCCGAACCCAAGTCCACGTCACGGAACTCACCCGGTGCGATCGGTGTGTCGTCACCCTTAATACGCAGCCCGCGTGCTTTAAGACCACCGGGTAGGTTAGACAGCGTACCTGCATCCACCAACTGGCGCATGATGCTCGTAGCTGACTTTGCAAAACCACCTATTAGGTGAAATAAACCAAAACCGTAGGCGCCGTAACCGGGGATGTATTGATAGTGCACGAAATGGTGGCGCTTGAGTTTGAGGTCGTCGTCTTCTTTCCAATTCCTACGGACAGACAACACCTCGTTGGTTCCGCGCACGATTGTCACAACGTAAGGAAGCGCGATGCCTGTTGGCTCGCCATCATCCTCGTCTTCGTATCCGGGCAAATCTAAGTCGACGTGAATCTCATACAACTCGAACCGATCGTCGTATGTCGCCGAGAACCCTGTCTCTTTGTCCTTGCGCTCTTGGATGTCTGTCTGAAACTTCTGTGGCTCGCCCAACTCCACGTCGCGGTAAAAACCCGCCTTCATTAGCTTGACCAACTCGTTCTTGGTCTTGCGCATACGGTGCGTTAACCGGTGGCATGTAGTCAGGTCGCTTGTGCCGTAGGGAATGATGATGTCTTCGGCTGGTACAAATATGGCGACTTGGCGCTCAAGCGATGGATCGTAGTACACCTTCTTAAACGCCGAGCCCGCGCTGGGCAAGTTCCACAACAGCTTCTCGTGCTCGGAGCGATACTCCGACATCTTCTCTGTTAACTGGTAATTCATGTCCTCTTGGACACGTACCGCAGCTTCTTTCTTCTCAGGGGTGTCGCGCCCAATAATTTTTGTCTTAACCGGGCCGGCAGCGGGGAATGTCTCCATGATTGTCTCGGACTGGAACCGGACAACTGCCTCCGTAATCATTGGGTGGAACACACCACATGCGCCATCCCAAGGCTCTGTTCTTTCTTCGAACTTTAAACCCAAGAGCGTGATGCCGTCCTTGTACATCGTCTCCCAGTCTTTGCGACTCGACAAATCATTGTCAATATCGCTTACCAAGTCGCTAGCCAAGCTCTCAAGCTCGCCACCGTCTAATTCTTCGGCAAGGTTAGCGTTGAACTCTTCTTCGGCTTCTTCTTGTGTGAATGTCAGAATCGGCTCGCCATCTAACCCAATCGTTACCGACTCGGGATCCTCGATCTCAATCTCGATCTCCGGGCCGTCCATCATGCCGTCTTCCAGAGCCTCAAGCCCAACGGGTGCCTGATACAGCGATTTATCAATAGCCATAATTTTTCCTAGTAATACGCCGCTTTACGGGCTCTAAAATATTGATCTTCACGCTCATCGCTGTCTAAGCTAATGAACCCACCCTGCCTATACCGCAGCAGTGCCTGTGTAACTGTATCCACATAATCGTCGTGCTCACCGACTGGGAACGACGCCACTTCCTCAACCACCTCGCGCGCCCATCGCGTGTCCGGTACCCAGACTTTGCCAGAAGAGAATAAGTCGGCTACCGCATTCAAACGCACCATCTTGTCGTTACCCCGGCTGGGCGAGAACTCCTCGACCGGTATTCCCATTTTACGCATTTCTTGTATCAACGGAGCACCCGCTGCTTTTTTCTCAATAATGAACGCGTCGGGCTGCCACTCTTTATAGTGCTTAAGCGCGGTCTGTTTGAGATCCGGAAATGTCATCCTGTCTTTAAATGCGTCGAGCAGTATGAGGTTAGGGCTCCCGTTGTCCTCGTCGTTGTACCAGACACCCCACGTTGTGCACGCGCTGTAGTCGGACGTGTTCTTAATCTCAAACGCCGTATCCCAACTCTGTATCACGTACTCACACGTTGGGGGGTCAGCGCCCTCCCACGTTCTCCAACTCTTGCGGCTAATCACGGCGCTATAGTCGCTTGTTGGCTGCTGCATGTACTGCGCGTTCCAGAACCGTGGGTCTAGTACCGCCTTCTTAGCCTTTAACTGGTCCAAAGGCCACTGCTCAGGCCAAAGGGACTTCTCTTGCTCGGTGTCTTCGTTCAAGATCGCCGGCAGCTCAACTATCTCCCACGGGGTTGAGTCGGGGTTCTTAATACTGAAGTCAATCAGGCGCCCTGTCAGGTCGATCAAGCTCCAGCGAGTCATCACGATGATAATCGCACCGTTGGGCATAAGTCGTTGTAGCGGTCCGGTCTGGAACCAGTTCCACGCGTTGTCAAAAGACAGACGCGAGTTGGCTTTCATGTCTTGCTCAGAATGAGGATCGTCAATAACAAACAAATCAGCGCCACGACCAGCGAGAGCACCCCCCACACCGACAGCGTAATACTGACCTCCTGCACCAGTTGACCATTTGCCAGCCGCTTTTTGGTCGTCCGCGACGACCGTATCAGGGAAAACCTCCGCATACTCTTCGCTCTCTAATAAATTTCTGACTCTGCGCCCAAAGTCTTCCGATAGACCCGCTGTATGCGTCGCCATAATGATCTTTTTCTCAGGGAAACGCCCAAGAAAGTACGCAGGAAACAGGTAGGAGCTGAACTCAGACTTACCCATACGCGGCGCGATGTTGATAATCACCCGCTTTTTCTCTCCGCGCATCACTGCCTCGAAGATTTTTGCTAGTTTCCTGTGATGAGGACCTGTTTTAAACCCGGGATATACCCTTCTTGCAAACTTCAGGGGATCAGTCTGAGCTTCTCTGATCTGCCAGCGCTTATCTTTCTCTTCCAACTGCGCCAAAAACGCAGTCTTCTCGATTATGGACATATCTTTGAGCGCGCGTTGTGCAGCAACAGCCTCGGCGGGCGTTAGAAAGTCAAAACTCACGAGGCTCCAGCCTCATTCTCGATAGCGTTTTCGTCTTCTATTTCTTCTTCGCCCACGATGCGCGCGTCAATGATGTCGACCTTACCCATATACCGGCTAAGCTTCTCGCGGATCTTCTCGGTAAGCTCTTCGTCACTCATTTCTGTGTGCTTAACCTCTACCCTGTCCGTGAACAGAGCAACTTCAGTGACCTTACCAAGGAGTTCAAGCGCTTTTAAGCGGATTCGCGCATCAGGGTGCTCTGTTTCTTGGATGATTTTAGTCACCGCCATGCTTCGCAGGTTCTCGGCCTGCTCTAAAAACTTCCACTGGTAGGTGCTAACCATTGCCACGGTCGAGCGAATCTCTTCAGGCACCTGCATGTTCAGGAGCTGGTTCTTGGCTTCGGGGGCGTCGAGCGTAAGCGAGGTAAAAGCTTCGGCAGCTTTCTGTTCTTGCGCTTTGTTGAGGATCGTGTCGTCCTCGCCCATAACATCTTTGAGCCAGTCGGCTGTGTTGATCTGAGCGTTGAGGGTCTGGGAGGCGTTAATCTTTTCTAAAGGGACAAAGTGCCCCGCGTCTTCCTGAATCTCAGGGACGTAGTCTGCGGCGTTTGCGCTAACCAAATGATCTAACAACACTAAGAGCCCCTTTGTGGCACCGGGTCGGGTGAAGTATTTTTGTGAAGTATATACGTATTCTTATTTTTTTGGTATAGTTACTTCACCACTTTCTCCTTGGTGGTAGTTCCTTGGTGGGAATGTCCCGGCCCCAGCGCGCAAGCTCTGGGGTCTTTTTTTGTGTGGGGGTTCCCATGAAGCAGGGTTTCATTAGAAAATTAAAACACTAACTGGGGGCGGCGAAGAGTGCAGGTGCCTGCCAAGGAACCTAGGTCTGCTTTTACCACCCCGTACTATCAGGGCGCTAACCCCTGACCCCCCACGTTTTTATTCTACACGCTTTCGTTTTTCATACTGTCTAAGTTTTGACACAGCCCATGCAAAAATTTTAAAAAAATCTAGGGTGTAAAAAGTTAGACATTGGCCTTTTAAGTTTTACAAAATTTGACAAAAATTTAAATTGTGGCTGAGGAACAGTGTTTATAGGGTATCGCGTCGACGTCGTCAATAAGTCTTGGTGGGGGGTGGGTGGGGTCAACAGGACTGCCCCACACGTTCTGGAATAACCCCAAATGGTATAATGTTTACATGGATTGGGGATTTCCTCCAGTTCATTGTTCATCACATCTTGGAGATACTTATGAACGCTACTACAACTTACCTCAACGCAATCGATGACCACATCAACAGCCGCATCGAGATCAGCAAAGCACAAGCCGAGTTCGTTGTTGCATACAACACGATGACCAAGCTCGAACAGGGCGCAGCACGAGACGCTATTGCACAACGTGTCTCACAACGTACAGGCGTCAAGACCATAGTCATTACCAAGTTCGCCAACAAGGGCAGGCTCGGGTTCAAGGCTAAACATGCGGGCGGTACGGACAGAAGCGAGGCGGCTCGTCAGATGCTCATTTACTACACTCCCAAAGTCGTTGTGGAGAAAGCCTCCACAAAGAAAGCCACAACCCGTAAGAGTGCAGACCCTGTGGCGCAGACGATCAAGATGTACGAGAGTCTTACAGCCGCACAGAAACGTGCATTCATGAAATCTGTTTGATAGTACGTTGGCAAACACATCAGGGGGCGGGGCTTTACTGCTGTTCCGTTTCCTGTCAAATCTTCACACACAAAGGAAATACCATGAAACCATTAAACTCACAGGCAGTTAAAGACGTATTTGCATCACACTTCAAATGGAGATTCGGGGGTAAGCCTACTGCTTACAGAAAGACCATCAAGAACCTGCGCCTCAAAGACATAGACAAAGCCATCGAACAAGCAGAGCGTGAAGGCTTAAAGATCAAACTGAACACATATAAGAACTTGCTTGATGCAGAGTCACACGTTCTCAATGTGCTCGTAGACGTATACGATTACCCACACCCATGGGGCGAATACAAATCCTTTCTTATCCATTGCAGTTAACCCAAGGAACTACCATGAAACTCATATACG